CAGCGTTTCGGTACTTGGTTGTGCTACCAGCTTCTCTTAAATATCAATGAGATACGGCCACGTGGCGGAGTGGTTACGCAGCGGTCTGCAAAACCGCGCACCCCGGTTCAATTCCGGGCGTGGCCTCCAGCAAAATCAAGCACTTAGCGATGGGCTGAAATTAGCGATCAAGTCGCGTCAGTGTTTCGTCAGTAAACGTGAGCTCCCCTGCCCGCCGTCCTGGTCGTAGAGGATGTCGGCGACCTCAGAGCAGATCGGCTCCATATCGCAGCGCTTGCGGGTTGAGCTTGCCGTTGATCTTCAATGGCAGGCCGCGCGGCGCAATCTGTGCCCATTGCCTGCCACGTTCGTAAGCCCAGAGGTCATCTGCCCAACTGTCATAACCAGACGGATAGTCGCGACCGGCCCGGGCATCGGCGACGCCAAGCGCAAACTTTGGATCGCTCATGACCTCGCGAAGTGACACCCGCCCCGTCGGGATCTGATCGCCCCGCAGCCGATACTGATGCTTGGCGCGTTTCATCACTCTCCATCCAATCATCTAATCACTGCCGTTTTCCGGCCTTTAACGCGCTGTTTCTTGCCCGGTGATTGGATGATTGGATCGCGCGGCAAATACCGCGCAAACACGTTTGTGAATTGTGAAAGTTTGTAACCCTGCCGGGCGAAGTCCTTGCGCTTCGTCGGATGCAGCGAGACGGGGTGTATGTCGTAATCGTCCAGTATGACCGCGACCTGTCGCTGCGTGATCGGTCCGCCGTGGTTGTAGCCGGCCCAGATGCTAGTCGGGTCAGCGTTCAGTCTGGCGACCATGTCCTCGGATGTGATTTCGATCTCGCCAGTCTTGCCCTTGCCGATCTCGGTAAACGCTGCGCGAAAGGCGGCGAGCAATTGTATACCGACGCTCGGTTTGCGCCTGCTCTGGCTTAAACGTTCGGCCGCCTCACGCGCGCGCTGCGGCCACTGACCGCCCGCCAGCTCGGCGATGGCGAGCAGCAGTTTCCAGTTTGCGGCGACGCGATTGTTGAGACCGGCCGGCATGACGGGCTTGGCCTCTTTCAGCGTCGCGGCGTTATCGATGCCAAAGCGAGCAAACTTGCGTCTGAGAACGGCAAACTCGGCGTCATCGAGTTGACTGAACGGCTCGACCTCCTCGTTGGGTAGTTTGGGATGCATGCGCAATTCGATGCAGCGGGTGCGCGTCGCCGCCGGCAAGTTACGGTCGAGCAACGCCATAGCCTTTGGCGTGAACGGGTCGAACCAAACTGTCTGCCAAAAATCGTCGATTTTGACCTGCCGCGGAATTTTAGCGCCGCGTGTCCAGCCTGCGTTAATGATGTGCTTCAGATCAGTCCGACGGGCAAAGATATCGTCGGCCTCGTCCAGCACTAATGTTGGCTTGATCGCATCGACGAAGCGAAACAACGATGGCCCCGTCATTTCAACATTGATCGAAAGGCGCGGCGCCGCGCGACCAACGACAGCCGTTAAGGTACTCTTACCCGTATCAGGGTCGGAGCTGGTCGCCGCCAATATCGGCGAATGGATCGGCACGCCGTGGTCGTATAACCAAGCGTGTGCAGCCCATAACACCGCCGCTGTCAGTGGGTGTGGTTGTATCACGACATATTTGCAGGTTTTGGCAGCACATTCGTCCAGCACAGCCGCTGCTTCGACGGGCTCCGGCCACGGTTCGGTTTGTTCAACTGAAGATGCATCGCCGCCTTCGACGCCAATGAACTCGTCGAACTCCTGGCGCAGCATCGTAACGTCTTCGCCCAAGCGCGCGGCCAAACGTTGCAGCTCCTTCTCGTGTCGCGCGACAGGAAGCTTTTGCAGATTGCCGAATGCTTTCGCCTTCTCTTTGCTCTTGCGCTCTACTTCTTTTTCGATACGCCGGCGCTCACGCTCCTGTTGGCGCTCTGCTTCTTTTTCGATACGCCGCTGCTCGCGCTCCTGTTCGCGCTCTTGTTGACGGTCCTGTTGGCGTTCTTCCCTTCTACTCCTCTCAGCGCGCTGTTCGCTGCGGCGGGTCTCAGATTTGGCTTCACGTGTTTTCTTTTCGCGGTCCTTAAGGATCTCAAGCACAACGGCCTCGAGTTTGTCGCGCGCGATCTCGAGCCGCTCGGCGCTACCATCGATCCAAATCTTCCATTCCCCGGGACTTAAGCCGGCCAGGCGCGTTGCTTCGGCCATGACGCGCCGATTTTTTTCTTCTTCGTCTAGCTCATTCCAAGACGCGAGGCGTGTGATATGTGGAATGTCAGTCACGATGCGCTGCGTTCCCAGCGTGTTGAGATGAGTGGCCCGGCTTGAGCGTTAGCGTCGCTCGCCGGGCCGCGATAATAAAAGCAAAGTTCTGAATTTTCGGGTCGTCAATGCTCTACGAAGAATTATTCACAGCCGCGGTTACAATCCCGCTGGCACACCAGCGCAACACGCAATCGACGCGAATGCAGAAAAGGCCGATGAATGCGAGACATCTTGACATCGATGATGTGTTGTTTCATCGCGTCATCGTGTTTTGGTAATGCGATCAAAGTCGTGCGCACACTGCAAACAAATAACGAATTTAGTTGCAGTAATCGGAAAGTGCTTTTCGTAGGAATTTGTGGGAAGCAAACGGCATCCTTGAACACAGGATGTCACGATGAGCTTCCTCGACAGCTACTACTCTGAAAAAGAGTTAGCCGAGCTTCTTCAATCTAAGTTTGGATATGGCGGCCTGCGCATGCTGCGCGTGTGGCGTCAACGCCGCATGGGACCACCATTCGCAAAATTCAGAAAGCTGATCGTCTATCCCAAAGACGAAGCTGAAACCTGGCTGCGTGGTCAGGTACAGCAACCGGTCCGCCGCAAGCGCTCGGTCGCGTAAAGAATTCGCTCGGCGAAAGCGCCGACGGCGGGCGATCGACAGGCGCACAACACGAGCCCCAGGGACACGATCGCTGCGGAGCGATGTCCCTGGGAGGCTCGATCCCAAGAAAAGCGGAATGCGATGTCTCTAAGCTCACTTGCCAAAAAGTCAACATGCCGCGCCGGCGCCGATTGGCGCGAGATCGAACAGCGGCTCGTCAATTTCTTCCGTTGCAATGGCGTCAAAATCGAGTGGGACGGCGGCGAGGCCTACATCATTGGCGTCGAAGATGCCATGAAACGTGGTCGACGACGCTCTCATCATCATCAACTATATATTCGTTTAAGCGAACTGGCCCGCGCCTTAGCAGAGGCGCGGTTATGAAAATAACGATAACCAACAAGATCATTCCCGCCGCCAATCGCACAGCAGCCGCGCGCGGAGCGAAAGCGCTTATTGTCGGGCCGACCGGCGTCGGCAAGACATCGCTGCTGCGGACACTCGATCTCGCCAGCACGCTATTCGTCGACATTGAAGCCGGCGACATCGTCGTGCAGGACCTTGCGGTCGATACCTTCAGGCCGCGCACCTGGCCGCAGTGCCGGGATCTGGCCGTAGCCCTAGCCGGACCTAACCCGGCGGTGGCGCCCGACAGCGCCTATAGCGCGGCGCACTACGACGCCGCGATCGCCGAGCTCGGCGCGCCGCGGGTATACGACACCTTCTTTGTCGATAGCCTGACTGCTGTCGGCCGCCTGTGCTTCGCCTGGGCGAGCCAACAGCCGGAAGCTTTCTCAGAGCGCAGCGGTAAGCGTGACTTGCGCGGCGCGTACGGCCTGCATGCCCGCGAGATGGTCGCCTGGCTGATGCACCTACAGCAGGCGCGAGAGGTGAACGTTGTCTTTCTCGGTATCCTCGAGACCGTCACCGACGACTACAACCGCACCGAACATCGGCTGCAGCTCGAGGGCGCGCGCACCGGGCGCGAGCTCCCCGCCGTTGTCGACCAGGTCATCACCTACAACTGGGTCGACTTCGGCGATGGCGTGCTGACGCGCGCCTTTATCTGCACGACACCGAACCCTTGGCAATTTCCGGCGAAAGACCGGTCGGGCCGGCTCGAGCAGGTCGAGCAACCGGACCTCGGCAAGTTACTCACGAAACTCTCGGCAAAGTCGACGAGCGGCGATTTTGTCGAGCTCGAAGCCGCTCAATGATGAAAGTGAAGGTGAAACTATGACCTACGACTTCAACACAGCCGGCGAGCAACGTTCATTCGACGTTATCGCGGACAAGACCATCGCGGTGGTGCAATTGAATATTCGCCCCGGCGACGCGGGCGAGAACGGGCTTTTAAAACGGTCAAAGACCGGCACGTCCGAGGGGCTCGATTGCGAGTTGGTCGTGGTCGGCGGCCGCTACGATAAGCGTAAGTTCTGGGATTGGATGACCGTTAGCGGCACGACCGACGGTCACGGCCAGGCGGCCGACATCACGCATCGCAAGTTGCGGGCGATCATCGAGAGCGCGCGCGGCATTAAGCCGACCGATGTTTCCGAGGCGGCGAAGAAGGCGCGTGTTGCCGAGTATGCCGATTTCAACGGCATTCGATTTCTTGCGCAAATCGGCGTCGAGCCGGCCAAGGGCGACTTTCGCGCCAAGAACTTTCTAGCGCAGATCATCACGCCCGAGCGCAAAGAATGGCAGCCGGTTGAACAAGCCGCACAACCGACGCCGGCCGCCACCGTGAACCCGTCGAAGGTGATCAACAAGCCGACGTGGGCGCAATGACAAAGAAAGGCAAGCTGTCGCTAAGCGCGATTGAGGATGTCTGGCAGCGCGAGGCCACTCGCGTTGCCATCAAGGAGGCCCGTGCCGTCGTCGCTGGCGGCCCGGTGCCACCACTGACGCCGATCGGTCGGTTGTCCGATACCGAGTGGGGCTGGATCGTCGCCGCCGTCTTGTTCGGTTGGATCAGTACACGGGCGCGCCAGGCCACCGACAACGGCGTCGGGCCGGACAAATACCTTTACGCCAATGATGCCTTCAACCCCGACCCTTGGGACGCCGGCGCCATTGAGGCGATCCTTCCGGAGCTCGCTAATTCCACGAGGACCGACTGGTCGAAGTCGCTGTTGCAATTCTCGCGCGACGAAATGATCGGCTTTCTCGGCGACGCCTACAACCTAATCGGCAAGGCCATGCTCGCGCGTGACAAGGGCGAACAACTGGTCACGCGCAACGGTCCGACAGGCACAGCGGAGGCGGCGACGGCCGAAGCGAATTGGGACGACCCGCTGCCGTTTTGAAGGACATGACTCGAATGAACGAGCTCGAGGCCGAGTTGCAGCGTTTTAACCAGGAATTTGGTTTCGAGACAGAATTGCCGAAACGGCTGGTTGCAGTTGATGAAAAACAACGACAGGCCAGGTTGAAGACCAAAGATCCCTCAGTTGGTCCCTGGATGCTGAAAGAGTTGCTCGGCGCCGGCCACCAGCCCGGGGAGCGCTCAACCAATCCGTACCTGCTCGGCGTCGTGTTTGAGAAATTACCGAAGCCGCTACAGCAGCGCTGGTGGCGGGAAACCGATTACGGCCGCGCGCCGCGGGATGTAATTGCGCATCTGGAATTGGTAGCGGCGATCGCAGACTACGTTGGATCTACCACGAGGAAATGTGCGGAGATGTTGAAGGCCCAAGAAAACCCAAAGGTCTATTCCGACAAACCGGACGCATGACCAAGACCATGCCAGATTTCAATCGCACCGAACTTTCCGCCCTGCCCGTGAGCATCGCCATCAATGCGCTGCTCGAGGAAGGCGCGCGCGAGGTCGGTGAGCCGACCCGCGGCTATCTCGGTGCATCGTCGATCGGGTCCGAGTGCCTGCGGCAGATCCAGTTCGACTGGATGTGCGACCAGCAGCATCCGCTGCAGACCCGCGATCGGTTCTCGCGCGGGCACTTCCTCGAGCAGTTGTCGCGTGATCATTTTGCGCGAGCGCGATTTGAGTTCGCCGAACCGGACCGGCTCAAGTTCGAGGCGCTTGACGGCATGCTCAAGGGCCACGCTGACGGCATTTTCGTCGCCGGGCCAAAGGTCGCCGATGTCAACTATCCCGCGCTGTGGGAGCACAAGGGGCTCGCCAGCAAGGGCTTCCGTACGATCGAGCGCGACGGATTGCGCCAGGCGTACCCGCAGTACGCGGTGCAAGTGGCGCTCTACCAGCACTTCCTCGGCGTCGACGTCAATCCGGCAATCTTCACCATCACCAACGCCGACACCTGCGAGCGCTTGCACATCCTCGTGCCCTACGACGCCGAGTTTGCGCGGACCTGGATCGAGCGCGCCGAGATCGTCATTCAGGCAACGCGCGCCGGCGAGCTGCTGCCGCGGTTCACCGACAACCCCGAGCACTACCGCTGCCGCTACTGCGGTCACAAGGCGAGGTGCTGGCGGACATGAATGTCGAGAAGATCCAGAAGCTGATCAGATTGCTGTCGTCGCCCAACGACGGCGAGGCGCTGGCCGCGGTGCACGCCTTGCAGCGCGTCTTGCGGGAGGGCGGCACCGATGTTCACGAACTGGCGGCACGCATCGAGGGCCTGTCACAGGTCGAGATGAAGAAGCTTTACGACGCTGGCTTTCAGGAGGGCAAGAACGCCGCCGCGGCGGCCGATGTGGACTTCAGCAGTGTCGACCCGCCTTCGTTCTACGAGATGGCGTGCGAGATCGAACACAAAGACGACGACCGCTTGAGCGCGAAGGAACAAGAGTTCGTCGCCGACATGGTGCGCTGGTGCGCCCGGCGCGAGCCATCAGAGAAACAGGCGAAGTGGTTGCATGCAATTTACTGCCGGATCGGACGGCGCCGATGATTAAGCCCAACAGGATCGCAACCAATCTGGAAAATTTTCCCGCCGTGCTCGCGCCGCTGTGCAAGCTCGACCATTGGGTTATTTGGCGCTGGCAGCAGCGCAACGGCGTCTGGACCAAGCCGCCCTACATGGCGGCGGATCCGCGGCGCAAGGCCAAGAACAACGACCCGGCGACTTGGTCGACCTATCAGGTTGCCGCTGTGGCAGCAAAAGACGCGGACGGCGTCGGCTTTGCCTTACTCGATACGCCGTTCGCCGCGGTCGATCTAGATCACTGCATCGACACCGACACCGGCACAATCGACGCGTGGGCAAAAACTTGGATTGATGCCGCGAACGGCGCCTACGTTGAGGTTACGCCCTCCGGCGAAGGACTGCGCCTGATCGGGCTCGGCGCCGGCGAGAAGTTGCATCGTAAGTGGAAGATCGAGGGCGCGCGCGAAGGCGCCGCGATCGAGATCTATCGCAACTGCGAACGGTACATCACCGTCACCGGCGCGCAGCTCGGCGATTGCAAGGAATTGGCGCGGCTCGATCTGCTCGACGAAATCAGGGCCCGCTACGACAAAAAACCGAACGGCTTCGATTTTAACAAGGCCGGCAAGTCGATCGACTACGATGAGATCATCCGCACCGGCGCGCCGGCCGGCGCCGACGCGAGCGCCGTGTTTCATGCCGTCATCGGCCACCTGTGCGCCAAAGGCGCCTCGATCGAAACAATCGTCAAGACGCTGTCGCAATGGCCGAATGGTATTGCCGGCCGCTACGCCGGCCGACTGCGCAATGAAGTCGAACGCTCATTCGAGAAATGGCAAGCCAAGCGCAAGATCCACATCGACGACGGCGGCGCCGAACCGGATGAGCCGCTGATCTGGGAGACGACCGACAAAAACGGCGTCCCGAAACCAACTTGCGCAAACGCGCGGCGAGCGCTGCTGGCGCTTGAAGTTAAATGCCGCTACGACGTATTCCACGACAAGAATATCGTCGAAGGCAAGATTGTTCTTCGGCTTGCCAACCTCGACCTTGTTGCCGCCGACCTGCGGCGGAAAATTCACGCCGCGTTTGGCTTCGACCCTGGCAAGCAAAACACCATCGACGCTGTCGAACAGTTATGCGTCAGAAACAAATTCAATCCGATCACCGATTACCTCGACGCATTGAAATGGGATAGCACGCCGCGGCTCGGGCGATGGCTAATTACCTATCTCGGCGCCGAAGATACCGAGCTCAATCGCGCGTTTGGCCGCCTGGCGCTGGTCGCCGCTGTGCGCCGCGCGCGCAAGCCGGGAACGAAGTTCGATCCGATCATCGTGCTCGAGGGGCCGATGGGAAGCCGCAAGTCGATGGCGGTCGAGACAATGGCGGGATCGGAAAACTTCTCCGATCAAACCATCCTCGGCGCCCGCGACCGCGAGGTGCAGGAGCTCCTGGCCGGCGTCTGGCTGTACGAGATCGCCGAGCTCTCCAATATCCGCCGAACCGATGTCGAGCACATGCGATCCTTCGTGTCCCGAACCGTCGACCGCGCTCGCAAAGCCTACGGTCATTTCCGAACCGATCTGCCGCGTACGCCGATCTTTTTTGCAACGACGAACAACGATCGGTATTTGAAGGAGGCCGATCGACGGTTCTGGCCGGTTAAGACGACGACGATTGACATCGAGGCGCTAAAGCGTGACCGCGATCAGTTATGGGCCGAGGCTTCAGCACAAGAGCCTGGCGCGTCGATCGTGCTGCAACAAGAGTTGTGGGAGGCAGCTCGCGCTGAGCAAAAGGCGCGAGAAGAACACGATCCGTGGGACGATGTATTAATTGGCACAGTTGGAAGCATCGAAGAAGGTGAGGAACGTGTATCGAGCACTGATCTGTTGGAAAAAGTTCTCGGAATTAACATCAGCAAACAACGCGACGTCGACTACAAACGTCTCGGCCGCTGCATGCGGCGACTTGGATGGAATGGGCCCAAAAAGACAATGATCGCCGGTGAGCCGGTGAAGGGCTACACGCGTGCCAAAACCTGAACCGGTTGAACCGGTGCCTCGCCAGGACCGGTTCGCTGTAACTATCTAAAAACAAACGATCTGTACCGGTTGAACCGGTAGTACCGGTTTTCTCTCTTAGAGCTAAAAAAATAAAATATAGGAGCTTATAGAGAGAACCGGTCCCGAACCGGTTCACCGGTTCTGAGCTGAAAAATATCCATGCGGTTGTCGTGCGTTGCTGTTGCCGGCTGCGGGCTCCGAGAATGCGAGCGGATACGGGACTTTGAGGTGTTTTGAGCGGCACACAGCCGCGGAGAATTCTCGATGCCGATGTTTGGCACACCGATCGCCGCTTCGCGCCCCGCGCCGGTGCGCGCAGCCCGAGTGCCGCAAGCCATTCGTGCCGCGATTACCGATATGGTCGAGCTCGGCGACGATTGGGTTGCCAGTGGAAAGCGGCACGGCGTGTCGGCGCAGATGATGCGCAGATGGCTCGGTCGAGCCGAAGCAATCGCCTTTTTGCGCGCAACGCGCAGCCGCTTCAGACAAACCGCTTGCGCCGCCAATGAGGCCTATCTCGTCGCCATTCGGAGCGGCGACAATAGCATGGCCGCGGTTCGCGCAATTCAAGTCTTGGAGGGATTGGACGAGCAAGGCTCGCTGCGGCGTGTTGGTGACACACAGACGCCCGGGATAGTCCTTAAGATCGTGAATGTAACCTCAGCGCCGCAGCCGATCGATGTGACACCGAGGGCGAATAACACTGACGATTTACTGACTTGACGCTTGTGTGCTCTTATAAATCAAGCGCTGAAGCGATTATAGACGATTAGGTAAGCGGTTTTGACAACCGCCCTCCCCTCGATTGAAACGCGCTCACCAGCGGCCTTCCCTGAGTCAGCGCGGGCCATTCTAGCGCGATTGTGCGCTGACCATCCCGCGACCCCCGCCACCACCCCGCCCCGGGGGGAAAATCGCGCGCGCGCTGGCGCTCCTAAAGCCAGCGCACACATCTTGCGCCAGATCATCGGGGGTCAAAAAATAAATTTGTGGCCAAACTTCTGGCGCTCTGGCGATACGGGCCGCTCATTTCGGCGACTCAGCTATTCTTCGCCGAGCATGGCTCGATACGAGATCCCAAAACAGCTCCCGGAATTTGTGGAATGCGGGGATGCATTTATCCCTTCGAATGAGGCTACCCTTGAAGAGTGGCAGCGCCACAAAAATCCGGACAATTCGGTCAATCAGATTTTGAAACTCGCCGCGAAACTCGCGCTTCCCGACAATACACCGCTGTTACCCCGCCTTCGAGCATTGGCTAGAGCCAACGTTCTTGCTTTCAATCGGAAATTCTGACGGCTCTGATCCTGTCCATGTCGCAACTG